GTCGCGCGCTGGCTATCCCTGAGCTTTTTTCTGTTTCGCGTCGGGAGGTGGTGGCGATGGTGAGCAAGCCGCCGGCCCCTCGGAAGCGGGCGACGTCGCGGAAGACGAACCTGCGGTCGGTGCCGCCGGCCGAGGAGGTGCCGCCGGCGCCGCCTGAGCCGCCGAAGCCTCAGACGTTGGCGGAGGCGATTGAGGCGGGCGACTACCTGGGGATTCTGCGGGCGCAGCGTCGCGAGCTGGTGACGGATCTGCGGAATGCGTCGGGTCCGGCGAAGGCGGCGATGCACCGGCAGTTCGCGTTGCTGTCGAAGGAGATCGCGGCGCTCGAGGAGGAGGCGGCGGCCGTGGCCAAGGAGGACGGGGAGGCCGGCGGTGGCGGCAGCGAAGACGCCGACGAAGCCTTCGACCCCGAAGCTCTCTGACGTAGCTCGGCATGTCGTCGCACCTAAGGGTGCGGTGTCGACTGGGTGGCCGGCTGTCGAGAAGAAGGCCCTCGATCTGGGGGTGCGGTTCCGGTGGTGGCAGAAGCCGATCGGGCGGCTGATCTTGTCGAAGCGTGCGGATGGGAAGTACGCGTCGACGATCGGCGGGACGGGGCTGTCGATCCCGCGCCAGGTGGGCAAGACGTTCCTGGTGGGTGCGATCGTCTTCGTCCTCTGCATGCTGCGTCCGAGGCTGACTGTCGTGTGGACGGCGCATCGGGTGCGGACGGCCGAGGAGACGTTCGGCAAGATGCAGGCGTTCGCGTCGCGGAAGCGGATCGCGCCGTACGTCGAGAAGGTCGTCCTCGGTTCGGGCGAGGAGGAGATCGCGTTCCGCAACGGTTCGCGGATCTTGTTCGGTGCCCGTGCTGCGGGGTTCGGTCGCGGTTTCGACGAGGTCGACGTCATCGTCTACGACGAGGCGCAGATCCTCACCGATTCGGCGTTGGACGACATCATCCCCGCGATGAACCAGTCTCGGCAGCCTGAGGGCGCGCTGATGCTGTTCATGGGCACGCCGCCGAAGCCGAAGGACCCGTCAGAGGTCTGGATGCGGATGCGCGAGGAAGCGCTGTCGGGTGAGGACGACGACACGGGTTGGGTGGAGTTCGGCGCCGACGAGGAGCACGAGTTCACTCCGCTCCCTGCGCCGCTGTCGGATGCCGACTGGCAGCAGATCGCGAAGGCGAACCCGTCGTTCCCGGACGACACTCCACGCGAGGCGATTCTGCGGATGCGGAAGAAGCTCGGGTCGGACTCGTTCTGCCGCGAGGGCGCGGGCCAGTACACCGACACGACGGGGAGCAGACTCATCTTCCCGAAGTGGCCGGCGTGTGTGACTGATACTGCGCCGCCGAGCGTGACTGCGATCGGGCTCGCGGTGTCGTTGGACGAGGAGTTCGGGTCGATCGCGGCCGCCCGCGTCTGGGAGGACGGTCGGGTCAATCTGGGCGCGGTCGAGCGTCGGGCCTACTCGCGGAAGTGGATCGTCGGCGAGGCGAAGCGCATCCAGAAGGCACACCGGTGCCTGGTCGCCGTGGACGAGAAGTGCCCCGACGGGAAGCTGATCGCGGCGCTCGAGAAGGCCGGGGTCGACGTCCTGGTGATGAAGCTCGCCGACAACGTGGAGACGTGCTCCGACCTGGTTGACCGGGTCAAGGAGAAGCGCATCACTCACCAGCGGACGACCGAGCTCGACAACGCGGTGGTGGCTGCACGGTGGCGGCCGGTCGGTGACGGACGCCGAGCGCTGGGCCGCAAGGCGTCCGCTGGACACATCGACATGTTGGAAGGCGGCGTCGCTGCCCTGTGGGCAAGCGATCAGCCCGTCGAACTCTGGGAGGCGTACACGTGATCACTCGTCTGAAGCGCCTCACGGCCGCTGTCGTTGCTCGTCTGCGTGTGCCGGTGACGGTGCTGCCGGTGGTTGCGGTGCTGGCTGGTTTCGGTTGCGCGGTCGCGGGCCTGTACCTCCTGGCCGGCTTGGCTGTCGCTTTGCTCGTGGCCGGCGTTGTTGTGCTGGTCGCGGGCCTGGTGGTCGACGTTGGCTAGCCTGCTGCGCCGCGTGACGGGCGGCGAGCGCGGGATCGTGTCGATCGACGACTACATCGGCGCTGTGAACCAGTACGGCTTCCAGCCGTCGGTGACGTCGACGATGCCGTTCTCGAACGCGGAGACGATCGCGACGTCGTTCGCCGGCTACGCCGCGGGCGGGATGTCGAACTCGATCGTCTTCTCGTGCCTGTCGGTGCGACAGCTGGTGTTCTCGTCGGTGCGCCTGCGCTATCAGCGGCTGAAGGACGGGAAGCCGTCGGACATGTTCGGCACCCCGGACCTGTCGGTGCTGGAGCACCCGGCCCCGGGTGAGACGACGCAGGATCTGCTGTCGCGGATGATCCAGGACGCGGACCTGGCGGGGAACGCCTACCACGTGCTGGACACGCCGCTGACTCGTCTCGGTGGCGACGACACGTCGAAGAACGTCCTGCGGCTGCGCCCGGACTGGATCTACATCGTGACGCGGAAGCGGATGCGGCCGTCCGGGCAGCTCGGCTGGCAGCGCGTCGGGTATGTCTACTTCGAGGGCGGCAAGGAGTCGGGCAATGACCCGGTGCCGTTGTTGCTCGACGAGGTGTCTCACTTCGCTCCGACCCCGGACCCGCTGGCTTCGTTCCGTGGGATGTCGTGGCTGACGCCCGTCGTACGCGAGATCGAGAACGACAGCCTCATGAACACCCATAAGCGTCGGTTCCTCGAGAACGGCGCGACGCCGAACATGATCATCACGCACGCGAAGGGCGCCGACCGTGACGCGATCTTGGCGTTCGACGAGCGGATGAAGGCACAGAACGCGGGCGTCGCGAACGCGGGGAAGACCTTGAACCTGTACCCGGGCGCGGACGCGACGATCGTCGGGTCGAACATGAAGGAGCTGGACTTCAAGGCCGTGCAGGGCGCCGGGGAGCTCCGGATCTCAGCGGCCGCGCAGGTGCCGCCGGTTCTGCTCGGTCTGACCGAGGCGAAGTATGCGGAGTACCCGCACGCGCGGCGCCGGTTCGCGGACGGCACTATGCACCCGCTGTGGGCGTCGGCTGCCGGCGCGCTCGGCCAGATCATGCCGACGTTCGGCAAGGACTCCCGCCTCTGGTACGACGCCGACGACATCCCATTCCTGCGCGAGGACGAGAAGGACGCCGCGGAGATCACCCAGACCCGGGCGACCACGTTGGCGTCGCTGATCTCGGCGGGCTTCACGCCGGAGTCGGCGGCGAAGTTCCTGATGACCGCCGACGACTTCCGGGTGCTCGAACACACCGGCCTGTACTCCGTCCAGCTGCAGAAGCCCGGCGAGGGCATGAGTGCCGCGGACGCCCGCGCCGTGGCGCTGGCGCTACTCAATCGAGAGGTGTGACGTCATGACCGAGACGATGCAGAGGGCGGCACGGCCGCCGCTGGCTGACCTGTGCCGTGAGGCGCCGTTCAAGCTTCGCGCTGCCGACGACGACGGCGAGGCCGGCGACGGACTCACCCTCGACGGCTACGCGTCTGTGTTCAACCGGGAGACGATCATCGACTCCTGGGAGGGCCGGTTCAAGGAGAAGGTCGCCCCGGGCGCGATGAAGAAGTCGTTCCGCGAGAATCCGCCCCGGGTGCAGTTCGACCACGGCCGGCACACGCTGATCGGGTCGATTCCGATTGCGGCCCTCGAGAAGGGCTACCCGCGCGAGGAGGTCGACCCTGCGCTGGCCCCTGACGGTGGCGCGCACGTGGTCGCCCGGATGCACGACAACTGGCTGATCCAGCCGGTCCGTGACGCCATCGCGTCCGGAACCGTCGACGGCATGTCGTTCCGGTTCTCCGTGATCCGCGAGCAGTGGCATGACCACGCCGGGAAGCGGGTCACGGACGAGGAGGAGCTGCGTGCCCTCCTGCGTCGCACGTGGATGGAGGAGGTGCCCGACGAGGAGCTCCTCGTCCGCACCTTGCAGGAGCTCCGCGTCCCCGAGCTGGGCCCCGTCGTGTGGCCGGCCTACACGGACACCTCTGTCGGCGTCCGTTCCCAGGAGGTCGTCATCGACCTCGCGCGGCTCGGCGAAGCCGCCGAGCGCACCAAGCTTGCCCAGGCCGTCCTGATGGCGGACCGGGCAGACGGCGAAGAGCCGCCTCTCACCCCTGAGGCCGAGGAGCACTCCGAGCTGTCGAACGACACGCCGCCGATCACCGCGCCCAGCGCGGCCGAGGAGCACGAGTCGGCAGCACGCCGCGCACGTCGAGAGGCTGACCTCTCAGAGGTGCGGGCGAACCAGACCCGAATCCACGAAAGGACCAAGCGATGATCTCGCTGCTTCTCCTCGTGCTCGCCCTGGTGCTGGTCGGCCTTGCCGTCTACGCCTCGGCGCGCCCCCGCGTCACCCCCGCGATCGTCCCGGACGGCATCGCCGCGACGGTCGACGCGATCATGGCCCGCAACCGGGCCCTGTACGCCGGCTTCACGATGAAGCTGGAGCCGACCACGCTCACCCACTCGCAGGCTCTCGCCCGCATGGAGGAGATCTCCGGCGAGCTGGAGCGTCTCGGTGAGATCGACGAGCTCACTGCCGAGCAGGAGACGGAGTTCGCCGACCTCCGTGACACGTACAAGGCCCTCGACCTGCACCGGCGTCAGCTGGAGCGTGCGGCGGACCTGGCTGAGATCCGCAGCATGGCGACCGGTGTCCCGGCTGCCGGTGGCGGCCGTCGTGATGACGTCCGGATGGTCGGCGGCGCGACGTCGAGTCGCGGCGACTACGACCGCGACTCGATCCTCGAGCCCGACTCGGTCGAGGACCGTCGGTTCCGCAACCCGTGGGACCTCTCCGAGGTGCGCGAGTTCGGTCGCGACGCCGGCGACCTCGAGGCGGAGTACCGTTCGCGGGCTCTCGCCGCGATCGAGACCATGCCCGGCTGCAACGACAACATCCGCGCAGCCGCGACCACCATCCTCGAGGAGTCCGCGGACAATCCGGGCAAGCTGGCTCGGCAGATCCTGCTGACCTCCTCGCCGGCGTACCTGCGTGCCTGGTCGAAGATGGCCCGCGGCAACGCGCAGGCGCTGACGCAGGACGAGCAGCGGGCCATGGGCGAGGTCGAGCAGTTCCGCGCCATGTCCCTCACGGACAGCGCGGGCGGCTTCCTCGTGCCCTTCCAGCTCGACCCGACGGTCATCATCACGTCCAACGGGTCGCGCAACGACATCCGGTCGGCGGCCCGCCAGGTCGTCGCCACGGGTGACGTGTGGAACGGCGTCTCCTCGGCTGCGGTGTCGTGGTCGTGGGACGCGGAGGGCGCGGAGGTCTCGGACGACACGACCACGTTCGCCCAGCCTTCGATCCCGATCCACAAGGCCGCGGGCTTCGTGCCGATCACCATCGAGGCGCTGGCGGACGAGCAGAACGTGACCCAGGAGGTCGCGAAGCTCCTCGCCCAGGGCAAGGACGACCTCGAGGCCGTGGCTCTCGCTACCGGCACCGGGTCCGGTCAGCCGACCGGCATCGTCGTGGCCCTGACGGGCACCTCCTCGGAGATCAACGCCGCGGCGGACGACACGTTCGCCATCGGCGACGTCTACACGATCGAGGGTGCGCTCCCGGCGCGCTACCGCTCGCGGGCCTCGTGGCTCGCGAACAACTCGATCTACAACCTGGTGCGCCGGTTCGACACCTCCGGCGGTGGCGGGTTCTGGGCCAACCTGAACGACGGCCGGCCCCCGCAGCTCCTGGGCCGCGACGCCCTCGAGTGTGAGGGCATGGACGGCACCGTCACCACCTCCGGTGCGGTGTCGAACTTCGTCCTGGTCTACGGCGCGTTCGAGAACTACGTGATCGCCGACAGGATCGGGATGACCGTCGAGTTCATCCCGCACCTGTTCCACACGGGCAACAACCGTCCGAGTGGTTCGCGCGGCTGGTACGCGTACACCCGCATGGGTGCGGACAGCGTCAACGACGGCGCCTTCCGGATGCTCGACGTCCCGAGCGCTGCCTGATCAACCCACGGCGCAGGGCGGGCCATCTCGGCCCGTCCTGCGTCCCCCAAGCATGCACGCACTACCTCTCCGGAAGGACCCGCCACTATGGCCCTGCTCACCGTCACCGAGTCGTTCGCCGACTTCCGCTCCGGCCACCCTGAGGTCTACAACCCGGGCCGCCTGGTCGACGAGAAGGACCCCGTCGTCAAGGGCCGCGAGGCGTACTTCGAGCCCGCCGACGCGGCCGCCTCCCGCGTCCGTGTCGAGTCGGCCACCGCCGCCCCTGGTGAGCGCCGCGAGCGCAGCCGCCCGGCGAAGAAGGCCGCGGCGAAGCGGGCGCCCGTGAAGGCCGCCCCCAAGAAGGAGACGGCCAAGAAGGCTGCCGCGAAGATCCCGGACAGCCCGCTGCCCACCGGCGACAACGCTCCGGCTGACCCGCCTTCGTCCGAGGTGCTCTGACCTCGTGGCCGAGCCCGACTACTTCACGCAGGCCGAGCTGCGGGCGCTGCCCGACATGTCGACCGAGACCGAGACGCGGATCCTCGCGGCGGCGGCGTGGGCGGTCGGGATCATCGAGGACGAGTGCCGGACGTCGTTCATCTCCCGCACCGTCACCGACGAGGAGCACGACGGCGGCGGTGGCGACTCGATCCTGCTCGACACGCCGTACGTCCTTTCGGTGACGTCGGCCGAGGAGAATGGCGTCGCCGTCACCGACACGCTGCGCGCCAGGCGTGGCGTGCTGCGCCGCTACGCCTCTGGCGCGTCCACGCCGGGCCGTTGGTCCGTCGGGTCCGGGAACGTCCTCGTGACGTACGAGAAGGGCTACTCGACGGAGCCTCCGCCGGCGCTGAAGGAAGCGGCCCTGCAGGCGACGCGCTGGCACCTCCTTGAGGGGCGCGCGTCCAACATCAACGCGCCCCGCCAGACGTCCGTCACGAACGACATGGGCGGCACCACCACGTTCGCTGTCGCAGGCCCTGACAGGCCCACCGGCTACCCCGACGTGGACGCCGTGATCGTCAGCTGGCGGACCCGCCTGAACACGGTCACGTACCCCTGATGGCCGCCCCCGTCTCGAGCATCGGCGTCCCTCTCCGGAAGGCCGTTGTCGCCGGCCTGCGTGACCACTTCGCTGGCCTGTCCGGGTTCAACGGTGCCGCCGTCGCCGAACGGAAGACGGTCGTCGCTTTCGGCTACGACTACACGAACCTGCACCGCGAGCAGGTGTACACCGGCCGCTGCCGCGCCGACACGCCGTCGGCGGGGATGCGGTCGGGTCGCAACACCCGCAACGAGACGGGTCGGCTCGACCTGAATGTCCACGTCCGCGGTGTCGTCGAACGTGACGTCGACCCTGCCGAGGCTGCCGTCGAGCGCGCCGAGGAGATCGGCGGCGAGATCGAGTCGTGGTTCGCCGACCGGAAGAACGGCGAGGGCCTCGACGTCGACGGCCTGCAGACCCTGGTCGTGGAGTCGTGGGCCGACGACTACGGCAAGGGCGAGAACGGCATCACCGCGACCCGCACCTACGTCATCCGCTGGACAGCCCGGCTGGAGTGAGAGGAACCCCACGATGAAGTTCAAGTACGCAGGGCCGCTGGACGTCGTCGACGTTCCCGTCCTCGGCCTGGTCGGCGTGAAGCGCGGCGACGTCGTCGAAGCGACGGGCGAGATCGCGAAGTCGCTGGAGTCGCAGCGCGACGCCTGGCAGAAGGTCGCCGACCCCAAGCCCCGCAAGAAGGCGGCCGCCAAGAAGGTCGCCGACCCCAAGCTCCCGGCCACCCCCCCGGGCGACAACAAGACGGAGGAGTGACCGATGGGCGCGATGGACTACCAGCTCGGCTTCAAGGACGAGTCGACTTTCAACACGCCTGTCACGGTCGACCGGTTCGCCGAGTACGCCGGCGATCAGGCGCCCATCATGGGCATCGCCGGGCGCACCGAGGGCAACCCGCTGCGCGTCGGCTCCCGCGCCCGCCGCGCCGGCCGCACGATCCCGTACTTCCACCACGCCGAGGGCACGGTCGAGATGGAGCTCCTGACGAAGGGGTTCGGGTGGTGGCTGAAGCACATGCTGCCGTCGGTCGCCACGACCGGCGCCGGGCCGTACGTCCACACCGCCACCGAGGGCGGGTCGTCGGCGTCGATCGGGAAGTCGTTCACGGCGCAGATGAACTACCCGTTCAACCCGGCCGGCACGAACCAGGCGGTGACGTTCGCTGGCGGGAAGATCCCGAAGTGGTCGCTTGGCTGCGACGTCGACGGGATGTTGACCGTGTCCCTCGACTTGTGGTTCGCGTCGATGACCACGGCCACTGCTCTGGCGACGGCGGCGTACCCGTCGGCCCCGAACAACTTCGCCTGGTCGCATGGTGTGGTCACGGTGGGCGGCACGGCGTTCGACATCACGAACCTGAACGTCGAGGTCGACCAGGGCATGAACGTGGACCGTCGGCAGATCCGTGGCAACTCGGCGGCGAAGGAGCCCACCCCGGGCGCGCTCGGTGTGACGTGGGGGCTCACCGCCGACTTCGACTCGCTGACGCAGTGGAACCGCGTGCACTCGACGTCGGTGTCCGGCATGTCCGCGGCGATCGTGTCGACGTTCACGAACGGTGCGGACATCATCGTGGTGAACATCCCGGCCGGCCGGTTCGACAAGATCGCCCTGAAGGACGACACCGGCCTCTCGCAGGAGCTGACTGGGGTCGGCGAGTACGACGGCACGAACTCCCCGATCACCGTCGTCTACACCAGCGGCGACGCCATCGCCTGATGGCGCTCCGTGGCGGGGTCAGGGTTGACGGTCTCGACGACCTGCAGCGCGGCCTCTCCGGTGCCCGCGCCGATCTGGATCGCGAGCTCGAGCAGGCGTCGCGTGATGTCGCCGAGCTGGTCGCCAAGGAGGGCCGCGGGCGGGCGAGCAGCCGCGGCGGTGTCGCCGCTCACGTCGCCCCGTCCGTGCAGGCGGACGGGACGTCTGTCAGTGCAGGCGGGTCGTCGTACCCGATGGCCGCCGGCGCGGAGTTCGGCGGCCGTGGCCGGCCCACCACGCAGCAGTTCCAGCCGTACACGAGCGAGGGCTACTTCCTCTACCCGGCGATCCGGGAGACCGAGGACCAGGCCGACGCGCTGTACATCGACCACATCGACGACCTCACGAGGAGACACGACCTGACATGAGTAACACCCGCCGCCCCACCACTGCACGCAAGGTCACCCGCACTTCCGAGGCGAACCGTGAGGACGCGCTCGACCAGGGTCTCCGGATCACGATCGACGGCGAGGCCCACGAGGTCCGAGTCGGTGACATCACCTCACCGTTGGCCCGCGAGCTGCGCGCGAAGATCGGGTTCGGGCCGATCCAGCTGATCCAGCTGTGCGGCGCCGACCCGGACGTGGACCTGATCTCGGCGTTCGTGTGGCTGGCCCGCCGGATCAGCGGCGAGATGGTCCGCTTCGAGGAGGTCGAGGTGACGTACGCCCAGCTGCTGTCTGACGGCTTCGACGTCGACGTCCCCGGCGGGGAGCCGGACCCGGAAGCCTGAGGCGGGCACTCCTGAAGGAGCTGCCCGCCCTGACCCAGTTCTACGGATTGAAGCCAGCCGACATCGACGAGATGACGTTCCGCGAGGTCTCCGAGTACCGCTCTCAGATGCAGCAGAAACTAGCCGAAGGCGGGTGACCGATGTCCGGTAGCGCCCGCCGTGTCCTCGTCGAGTTCCTCGGAGACGACAAGTCCCTCGGCAGGACAATGGGGGACATCGACGGCAAGTCGGGCCGGCTGATGGGCGTGCTCGGCAAGGTCGGCAAGGCTGCCGTGCTGGGCCTCGGTGCGGGGCTCGCGGTCGCCACCGTCGCTGGCGTGAAGTTTGCCCAGTCGGCCGCGGAGGACGAGCAGGCGGCGGCGCTGCTCGAGGGGGCGCTGAAGCGCAGCGGCAACGCGACCGACAAGCAGGTTGCGACCGTGGAGAGCTGGATCAGCGCGCAGGGTCGCGCGACTGGTGTCGCCGACGACGACCTCCGCCCGGCGCTGTCCCGGCTGGTCACCGCGACCGGTGACGTGACACGAGCCCAAGAGTTGGCCCGCCTGTCGATGGAGGTCTCGGCCGGCACCGGCAAGAGCCTCGAGCAGGTGTCGACGGCGCTGATGAAGGCCGAGAACGGCCAGGTCTCTGCGCTGTCGCGGCTGGGGATCAACACGAAGAACGCGGCCGGCGAGACCATCACCATGGAGCAGGCCGTCGCCCGCATGGGCGACACGTTCGGTGGGGCTGCTGCCGAGAAGGCGAACACCTTCCAGGGCAAGCTGGATCGGCTGAAGCTGATCCTCTCCGAGACTGGTGAGGAGATCGGCGCGAAGCTGCTCCCGGTCGCGAACTCGCTGGCCGACTGGTTCCTGAGCAAGGGCCTCCCCGCCATCCAGGCGTTCGGTGGTTGGGCACAGGCGAACCTGCTGCCGGCGTTCCAGCAGATCGGTGACTGGATCACGGCGAAGATCGTGCCCGCCTTGCAGATGATGGGCGACTGGATCACGGCCCGCGTGCTGCCGATCTTCCAGCGGCTCGGCACCGAGGGCCCGTCGATCTTCGCGAAGGTCCGCGGCGTCATCGAGTCCAACGTGCAGACCATCATCGGGCTGGTGCAGGTGGTCGCCGGACGCCTCGCTCCCGTGTTCTCTGCCCTGGTCGACACGTTCCGTTCCCGGGTGCTGCCGACCCTGGGTCTGATCCTTGATCGGTTCATCGAGTGGCAGCCGACGATCTCGCGGGTGGTGACGAAGCTCGCGGACGTCGGGGCCACGATCCTGGGCACGGTCCTGCCGCCGGTGATCCGGTTCGCTGGGTTCCTGCTCTCGACTCTGGTCCCTGTGGTCCTCGACGTCATCGAGGTGCTGGCGAAGATCATCGGCAAGGTGGTCGCGGTCGGTGCGGCCTTCGTCGATGGGGTGCAGGACGTCGCCCGGTTCGTGAGTGGCGTGCGGGAGAAGGTTGGTGTCGTCCTCGAGTTCATCGGCGGCATCCCGGGGAAGGCGCTCTCGGCGCTAGGCGACCTGGGTGGCGTGCTGTTGGAGGCCGGGAAGAGCATGATCCAGGGCCTGATCGACGGCATCACGTCGAAGGTCGGGGAGCTGCGGGACAAGCTGCAGTCGATCACGAAGCTGATCCCGGACTGGAAGGGTCCGCTCGACCGGGACAAGATCCTCCTGACCCCTGCTGGTGAGGCGCTGATCGAGGGTCTGATCGCGGGGATCGAGAAGAAGAAGACGAAGCTGCAGTCGGTGCTGGAGAAGGTCACCGACTATGTGAAGCGGAAGCAGGACGCGTTGGCGTCGCTGCTGGACCGGCGGCAGTCGATCGTCGATTCGTTCAAGGGGATGGCGTCGTCCGTGTTCGGGGCCAGCACAGGCACCGAGGACAGCCCGGCGTCGGTGGAGAAGCTGATCGACTTCAGCGCGAACCAGCGCGGCCGTGCGGACCAGCTGAACGCCAGCGTGGGCGCGCTGATCGGGAAGGGTCTGTCGAAGGAACTGATCCAGCAGATGATCGACCAGGGGCAGTCCGGGTACGACCAGATCAACATGCTCGCGGGTGCTACGGACGAGCAGATCCGGACGTTGAACGCGAACAACGCGGCCACGACGTCGGCGTTGGCGGCGGCTGGTTTGCAGGCTGCGGACGCGATGTTGAAGGACTCGATCGACGCGGCGCAGCGTGACGTGGCGTTGGCGGACACGATCCGCGACAAGCTGCAGGAGCTGCTGGAGAAGCAGGACAAGAACACGATCGTGCAGCTGGTGTTGGACGGCAAGGTGCTGCACGTGTCATTGAAGAAGCTGAAGCGTGAGAGCGGCGAGAAGTTGGGGCTGGACTGATGGCCACCTCGATCTACATGCCGTCGATCGTTGTGGAGATCGCGTTCAACGCGGGCTACAACACTCCCGCCGCGTCGCGCACATGGACGGATGTGTCTGACTACGTCGAGCTGCACGAGAACATCGGCATCGACTTCGGTCGGCAGGACGAACGGTCGACGGCGGGCGCGAACATCCTGAACCTGACGTTGGACAACACGGACGGCCGGTTCACGGCCGGCCGTGCGGGGTCGCCGTACTACCCGAACGTGAAGCTGGGTCGCCCCATCCGGGTCCGTGCGACGCCTCCGGGTGGCACGACGTCGACCCGGTTCGTGGGGTTCGTCGACGAGTGGCCGGTCGAGTGGGACGGCACCGACGCGTACGCGAAGGCGAAGATCAAGGCCTCGTCGCGACTCGCACGGCTGGGGCTGTCGACAAAGCTCCGGTCGATGCCAGAAGAGGCGATTCTTGCCGGTTCGCCCGCCGCATACTGGACGCTGGGTGACCCCGCTGGGTCAACATCCGCTGTCGACTCGTCTGGCCGGGGAGCTCCCTCGCTGGTCGCCGTCGCGGACGGATACGTGGGAGACACTGGGGCCCCGATCGTGTTCGGCAATGCCACAGGCCCAGGGACAGACGGGCTAACTGCCGCCGAGTTTTCCAGCGGGCAAGTCTTGCGGGCAACCCTGGCGGGTCCGGTGCGTGCCCTTCACGTAACCCTGCGAGTTGATGCCACTCCAGCTTCCTCGGTCAACGTCATGGCCTATTCGACGCTGTACCTGCGTCTGCAGTCTAGTGGGACGCTCCGCGCCGATCTCGCCATTGGCGGCGGCGGCGCCATTGTGTCAACGGATACCGTCAACGACGGCGCGACCCATGACGTCACGCTTACATACGCCCCTTCTGGCACCTGCTATATGTACATCGACGGAGTCCTTCAGGGGTCGGGCACTGGCGGCTCGTTCGAGCCTGAGGGCGGCCTCAGCATCGGTGCCGGCTTCACTGGAACGCTGTCGCACCTCGCTTTCTACGACGCCAGCAGCCTGACTCCAGACGCGGTGGCGATCGCAGGAGCAGTCTTGGGAGTAGCGCAGCGAACCGACATCCGCCTGTTGCAGATGGCCGCTTGGGCGGGTGTCGCATCGACTGAGGTCACTACCCAGACCGGTGTCGAGACCATGACGTACCAGCAGACGTCGGGGCAGACGGTCGTCGACGCTCTCCGTGACGTGGAGTCCACCGAGGGCGGGGTGCTGTTCGACGGCCGCGACGGCAACGTGACGTTCCACAACCGTTCGAACCGCTACCTGCAGACCGTGGCGGCCACGTTGGAC